AATTAGTGACTGGAGAAAAAAGAACCGGATGTGCTTATTGTGCTTTTGGATGTCAATTTGAAGACCCTGATAATAACAGATTCACAAGGCTGCAAAAAAGAGAGCCTAAAAGATTTTATTCTATGATGGACAAACTGGGATATAGAGATGCATTAACTTTTTTAGGAATAAAACTACCATTATGACCACAAACCAAACCCTACTTCGTATCCTAATCCAAAAATCAGGACTTACAAAGAAAGATTATCTATCAAAACATAATCTACTACAAAGAACATTAGATCGTTGGTTAAACGGCACTAGAATTATATCGTTACAGCGTTTGGAAGTGTTGGCTAAAGAGGACGGATTAATTATAAAAATAGAAGTGATATGAAATACTTATTGTGCCACGAAGATTATATTTGTTTAAATATTAATCAAAAAATAAATGCTAAAGCGCGTTATATAAAATATTCATTATAGATTATGAAAATAGAAGAGAAAAGATTTACAGGAAAGCTTACCACAGACGGTAAAAAAATATATGAAGGAGATATTGTAGAAGCTGAAATGACGGGTGTTAAATATCCTTTATTTATAGGTGGTCAAGTAAAATGGGATGAAGAAAACCAAAAATGGTTAAATTTAAACTTTTTTGACGATAATGTTCCGCATACTTTATTTATAAAAAATCGAAATCGATAAACTATGAAACTAACAAAAAAATTTATTAAAGAAAATGCGGAAATGACTTTAAAAGAAGCGTTTCCTGAGGTGTTTGAAAACGTGTTAGAAGTTGGAAAGTGGTATAAATATAATGATACATTATTCAATTATCAAAAAAACGGTAACATTTATGGTTTTTTAAGAGGTGTTTGGAAAAATGATAATAATTGGTTTTGGAATAATAGCATTGGAGTTGAATTAGCCACGCCACAAGAAATTCAAGATGCTTTAGAAAAAGAAGCGGTTAGGCGTTATAAAATAAATGATTCAGTTTTTGATAATTGGTCTAATTGTAAGTGTAGAATAAATCAACTAACAAGATTTGATTTTTCTTATAATTCTCTTTTTGTTTTAAACGAGAATAATTCTAAAACTTGTTTGTTTTATAACGGAATTTGGGCAACAATTATAAAAATACAAATAACAAAACAAGAAGCCGAAGATAAATTTAACATTGAGATTGTATGAAAACTACATCACAACCCTACAAGCCATCGATAACACTGATGGATTATTAAAACAGTTCATTGGACAAAATATTATGGCAAATAATTTTGATGAAGCAGAGGAAATATGCAGTACATCATATCCGTATCTTGAAGTTTTAGGTGAAAAAATATGTGAGTATGACGAAAATATGGAGATAGTTGACGTTAGTTTGAATTAATTTTGTAAATTTGGGGTATGGCAAAAAATGGAAACATACACCCGACAAGGATATTTAAGTCACCAGATGAACTAGAACACGCTTGGAAATTATACAAAGATGATTTGATAGTACAAAGTAATGAATGGTTAAAAGTTCAGTATGTTGGAAAAGACGGGGATAGAATGACAGATGCTTTAAAACTTCCTTATACAATGGAAGGGTTTGAAGTTTTTTGTTATAATAATTATGGGTGTGTTGAAAATTATTTTAAGAATAAAGATGATTATTACAACGACTTTTATCCCATCTGTTCGCATATAAAAAAAGAAATACGCTCAAATCAAATCACAGGAGGTCTTTTAGGGGTGTACAATCCATCAATTACACAAAGATTAAACAACTTATCAGAAACTGTAAAACAAGAACTTAGCGGCTCTTTAAACATTCCAAATATTCCAGACATTGGAAACCGATAATAAATATAAATATTCAAAAGCGTATTTTAAAATACGTGATTTGATATTAAACAATCCTAAAGAAACTGTTTTTGTTATTCGCGGGGGTCAAGGAGCAAGTAAAACCATTTCAATACTTGAACTCTTAATCCAAAGCCTCATAAGTTCTCCAAAAGAAATATCTGTTTTGAGTTCCGAGCTTTCAAAAATGAAACGAACGGTTATTCGTGATTATAAAAAGATTTGTAAAGACTGGGGTATAATTAAAAATGATTCTGACTTCAATAAATCAGAAAGTAAACATGAACTTCCTAACGATTCTTATTTAGATTTTTTAGGTGCTGACATTAATGACGTAGGTAAAGGATTTAGACGCGATATTCTTTATATCAACGAAGCTGATAAAATGGAAATTGACACGGCAGTACAATTTATATCCCGTGCTAAATTAACTATTATTGATTATAACCCTGACTCTCTTTTTTGGGGAGATGACTACATAAATGAAAATAATTTTATTACCCTTACTTTTGAGGATAACGAATACTTACCACAAAGCGAAGTCGATTCTATTCTGGATTATAAATTAAAAGGATTTCATAATTATAAATTACCATTTGAATTACTTTTTAAAGACGATAACATTAAATCAACATATTGGGCTAATAAATGGCGCGTGTATGGTCTTGGTATGGTAGGATCGTTAGACGGTGTTGTGTTTAATAATTGGAGAGAAATTGAAACAATACCAAACGAAGCTAGGTTATTAGGTTATGGAGTTGATTTTGGTTATTCAAATGACCCCACCGCAATAATAGAAGTTTGGAAATATAATGACAAACGCATTTTAAACGAGATTTGTTACTCGAAAGGATTGAGTAATAGAGAAATTGCCAACCGAATCAATACTTTAATGCCGGCTTATTGCGATAGTGCTGAACCGAAATCAATTGCAGAGCTACAAGACCTTGGAATCAATGCTTATCCAGTTGGAAAGGGTGCGGATTCAATTAATTTTGGTATTCAAATTATGCAGGAATACGATTATTTAATCACTTCAAAGTCAATTAATCTTATAAATGAGTTTCAAAAATACACGTGGCAAAAAAATAAACGAACCGGAGACAAAGAAAACAAACCTATCGATAAATTTAACCACGCTATCGACGCTACGCGTTACCACGAAATGGAATCTATAAACGGAAACTCAACACTATGCATAAAATAACCGAACTAAAAGCAGGTGAATTTATTGACTTGCAAGAATATGCAAAGTCATTACAAAAAGAAAGTGAGGATTCAGTTGATATTATTGAAAAATTTTATTTACTTTTGAATGGACAAATGCCAAAGACTGAAAAAGAATGTTTTGAAATTATCGAAGATTATGCAAGACAGATTGAACAGGTTAAAGAAGATTTCGAATTTATCTTTAATCCACCACCATTACCAAGCACAATTGAAAGCGGTTTAAATTCAATCGGTGACGAATATCGCAAAGAGTTTGCGGAAATGTACGGAGGATGGGTTGAGTTGGTTTATCTGATTTCAACCATTTTAAAGTACAAGCCCGATGAAGTTTTAGAAATGAGAGCGCAGGATTTTTTGTTTTGGGGTAATTATTTGTTACATAAAAAATACGTAGAGAATATAAAATGAGAACAATAGATTTTATAGTAGGTAAAAAATACATCATTTACGGAAATGAGTGCAACGTTACATACAACGGTATAGGTTTTAAAGCCATTGTACTTTCCGGCAAAGAAAAAGGAAAAGAAATTTCAGGTATTCACGGAAACATCGAAGCTACAGAGTTATGATTTCAAAAATAACAAACTATATCGTAAATCAATTTCAACAGGACGAATTAGTCAATACTATTTCATTGGAAGCTATCGATGTTAAAAAAGAAAATATATATCCATTAGTAGCTATTGAGTTCAATGCAAAAACTCCTAACGATGATTTATTATTATACGACTATACTATCCATATTCTACAACAACGCGACAGTAACCGTAAAATGAAGCCGTCAAAACTATTGGAGGAATCGAATTGGATCGACAATCTAAATGAATGTGATAGTATAGCAATGAATTTCATTAATTATATCCGTAGATTAGAAATTGATACGAATATAAATATCAGTAGTGTTTCAGAATTAACGCCATTATCTGGATTTGGAGGTGCAAATTTAGACGGCTTTGTATTTGATATTGTTTTAAGTGTTCCTAATACTGGGTATTGTGGCGCGTAGTGTAGCGGAACTTAGGATTATTGCACGCGAAATCGTGGATAAAAGCAAAAAAAGTGCGCACGTTGACACGGGAAGATTGAAACGATCAATAAGTTATGTGATGAATTTACAAGGAGTACCTACATTTACAGAGGTTTTTTATGGTCAGTTTGGCGATAATTCAGATTTAGAAGAAAACTTAAAATCAATGTGGCCTTCAAACGAACCATATAATTTGATTTACGTTGATGATAATGGAAATCCTTACCAAGTAGTTAGAAAAACAGCAGGTGGACGTACAGCAGTTGAAACAAAAGCAACAAAAGCAACAACGCGAAAAAGTTTAGGCATCAACGGAATCAAGAACTTTTTAAAAGGTTTTAACAATGGCAAAACGCAGGACACGGCAACAGATAACAGCGGACAAGATAATTAAGGATAATCTTAATATCTTAGGTGAGAAAATATATAGACAAACCAGAAGAACAACACGTGTTTTAACTGGTAGTTTAAAAAATTCGATTAACTTTGCTGTAAAGCCAGACACAAGATTGACTTTTTATCAAAACGCATACGGTAAAGATGTAAGGCCAGCAGGGAAAAAAAGCGGTGAACTTGATGCATTGATGATTACAATTAAAGAATTATTGCCAGAAGGAATCGAAATTATAAAAAAAGATTTAACAGAAAGTATTTTATATCCATTCAGAAATAAATGATCACACCAACAACTATAACCAGCGAAAACCAAATTTACCTTACCGGTTCGCCTATTAATTTACGAATTAGAAACTTAGCATCGGACAACACGATTAAAAGTGTTGTTTGTGAGCTGTATGTATGGAATGGTAATCTAAACTCACCGCCAACATTAGCGAGCTATACACTTGTAGCTGACAAAGTTTCTAAATTAGATAACTATATTAATTTTCAAATAGCCGAAATCGTTAGAAGCCATATAACCGGAACTAAATTTGCGTGGACTAGCGGAAACGATGCCCCAAGTATCGCAGGTGAGGGCGTATTCTTTCAAACTAAATACCAAGCAACAAACGATGGCGATGTCGTAGAAGCTGCTATATCAAGCACTACGAACTTCGCCACCCTTGGTTATCGATATGACTTTGAACAATTAGGAGAACTTGGATTATCGCAGCCTTATTTAGGATTGTTGCCTATTAATTATTCACGAAATTACACCGAAAAAATACAGTATTTTAAACGTGATTTTGATTATACAAAGACGTTAGAATTATGCACAAGCGAAAATATAATTTCAAGCACGGTTAATCCGGTAACAACTTGCAAGCCTCAACTAGGAGACAAGTATTTAGTAGTTTATATTAATCGTTTAGGATTGTGGGATTATTTCACTCCTTATGGAAAAGCGATAAAAAACATTAAGGTAAATTCAGATACGAACCCACGTTTATATCGAAATCCAAACAGTATAAATAATAATGTTATTCATTCAAAAGTTAGATCAATTGATGCAACTGAACAATCGTACACAATCAACACGGGCGATCTTCACGAAACAATGATTGAGCAAATCGAAGAGGTTATTTATTCGCCTTTGGTTTATTTGTTGGAATTTACAGGCGAAGTTTTTACAGTTGTTCAAGAAGGTTTAACAATTGACATTACAACAGTAACAGTTGATAGTACGATTTACACGGTTGATAACGACACCGTGACTACTTTGGATTTAGGTTTTTATTCAACATTTAAACAGATACCAGTTACTAATGGAAACACAAATTTTGTTAAAAAAACACGTTTGAATGATAAAGGAAAAATTAATTATGATTTGACTTTTGATGTGACTATGGATAGAATTAATAATTTAAGGTAAAATGACATGATAGCACAAAAAATTTTAAAAAATAAGCCTTTTATATTAATTGACAAGTTTTTGCGCTTGTTTGGGTATTGTTTTGTTGTAAAAGTAGATATGAATAATAATAAATTATTAGATATTATTGTTCAAAAAGTGAATAAAGATTATTACAAATCCAAGTTATGAATCTCCAAACAGAAATATATATTTCCATCGATAACGAAAACTTTTATAAAATTGATTTAGCAAAAAACGAATCAATTAATATGAAGTACGTACTTAAAGATACGACTGATTTAAGTAAAATCTTTTCACCGTTTAGTTTGTCATTTACTTTTCCAGGGACATTAAATAATCAACGCATTTTCGGTTTTGTTGGAAATACAAAAGTATTCAAGACAAAAACTGATAATGTTTTCGCGTGCAAAATATACAGCAACGGTTTATTGAGCCAAACAGGAAAATTGAAACTTACCGAAGTTCGCGAAGAAAATGGATTTATAAAATCATTTACGCTCAACTGACTTAACAGTGAAATATTTATAGGTATGATAATATTCTTGTGTCGTGAACACGTCCATGTTATTCCATGCTGAAATTTGTTTTGGCGAAATCTCAATTGAAAATGTCAAAGAAGTACCGATAAACATTTCATCCGTTATATTTATGTTTGCGGTTAATTGCCCGCTTACACTTGTGAAAGTTTCGCTAAGTAATATTCGGCCATCTGAACGCTTTATGGTTATTAAAAAATCACTAGTCGAAGCATCGTCAAGGATTATAACCCCGTACATAATTAAACTCAATTCAAAGTCTCCGCCCCATCTTGTAGGGTAAAACGAATTATTTTGCGTAATAGTTACGGTATCATTAACCGTGTCCATGGTTGCTATGTATCTTGGACTAGATGGCAAGCCGTCACCTCCAGGATCGTTTTTCTGACTTATTAAGACAAGCGAAAAAGGATTAATCAAATCAACTTTAACTAAGTTGTTAGTAGCTGTACTTTCGGCATTACAGTAAACATACCAATCGTTATATTCTTGTGTTGATTCTAAAGGCATATCAATAACAAGATTATATTTTGCTTTGATCAAATCAATTATCGTACGTCCTTGAATAGCCGGCCTTAACTCGGAAGATTTTAAAGTTTTTGTGCTTGTCGGGTCTGAACCTGCAACGTAAAAAACATTATCCAAATAATTAGTTTCAGTATTCAATCTCCTTTGAAAAATTCTATTTCTTGAAATTAATGGCACGTAATATTTAGCTCCTGAAGAATGAACCTTAATAGAACTTAAAGAACTAAACACATCATTTGGCAACCATTTTATTTCAATTGGCGAAGTTGGCAAATCATTAATTAAATCACTACCCATACGAGTTTGTAAAGAAATCATTGTAGTAGTAAAATTTGCCGTAAATGATTTTATAAATCCATTTTCTTCGCGAACTTCGGTAAGTTTTAATTTTCCTGTTTGACTCAATAAGCCGTTTGAATATATTTTACACGCGAAAACATTATCAGTTTTTGTCTTGAATACTTTTGTATTTCCGACAAATCCAAATATTCTTTGATTGTTTAATATTCCCGGGAAAGTAAACGACAAACTAAATGGTGAAAAGATTTTGCTTAAATCAGTCGTATCCTTCAAAACGTACTTCATATTAATTGACTCGTTTTTCGCTAAATCAATTTTATAAAAGTTTTCGTTATCGATGGATATATATATTTCTGTTTGGAGATTCATTACCTTAAATTATTAATTCGATCCATTGTAACATCGAAATTCAAATCATAATTAATTTTTCCTTTATCATTTAATCTTGTTTTTTTAATGAAATTACTATTTCCGTTTGTAACTGGAATTTGTTTAAAATTTGAATAAAAACCTAAATCTAAAGTGGTCACGGTATCATTGTCAACTGTGTAAATAGTACTGTCAACAGTTACCGTTGTGCTGTCTACTGTCAATCCTTCTTGAACAACCGTAAATACTTCGCCTGTAAATTCCAATAAATAAACCAAAGGCGAATAAATAACCTCTTCGATTTGTTCAATCATTGTTTCGTGAAGGTCACCTGTGTTAATCGTGTATGATTGTTCCGTTGCATCAATTGATCTAACTTTTGAATGAATTACATTATTATTTATACTGTTTGGATTTCGATATAAACGTGGGTTTGTATCTGAATTTACCTTTATATTTTTTATTACTTTTCCATAAGGTGTGAAATAATCCCACAAACCTAAACGATTAATATAAACTACCAAATACTTGTCGCCAAGTTGAGGTTTGCAAACAGTTACCGGATTAACTGTACTTGAAATTATATTTTCACTTGTGCAGGATTCTAAAGTTTTTGTGTAATCAAAATCACGTTTAAAATATTGTATTTTTTCGGTGTAATTCCTTGAGTAATTAATGGGCAATAATCCTGAATAAGGTTGTGATAATCCAAGTTCTCCCAAATGTTCAAAGTCGTATCTATAACCAAGTGTGGCGAAGTTCGTGGTACTTGATATAGCAGCTTCCACAACATCGCCATCATTTGTCACTTGGTATTTGGTTTGAAAGAATACGCCTTCACCCGCAACACTTGGAGCGTCGTTTCCAGAAGTCCACGCAAATTTAGTT